GTGTAGAACTCTAGGATTAGCTGATCAAACTCAAGGTTATCCCGAATCCACTCAGCTAACTCCATGTTGCTGATAGCAGGACATTCGATGTCTGCCGCCATGCCCTGTACGTGCTGACTTGAATCTCCACTTCCGATAGCACGGTTCAACTCAAGTACACGTAGCCCTGAGTTGACATCTACACGACCATGAGCATCTCGTACCTTCTGCAACACGCAGTTCGTAAGAATAACGAGGTTAATCATTTGTTCTTTGTTTGGGTTATTGTCTATCCCATGTCGAACTGCTGTTGAAGACTTGGTAAGCTCTTTGAGACTAAAGTTTTTACTTAGCTTCATCCAATAAAATCCTTAAATGTCTTAAACTGGTTGTCAGGCATCATATCTACAACATCATCTAACATCTTCTTCTGGTCTTCATCCAGGTTTCTTTCAATTGCGTCAGCAACGTGTTCTTTAGCTAACGACTGGGCTTTGTCCACGATTAACGATTGGACTACATTAAGGAGTAACGCTGGTAGCATCTTCTTCTTTCGGTTTAGTTGGTTCTGGGTTGTGTTCTGGCTCATCGTGGCTTACTTCAAACCAATGTTTGCCTAACATACCAATAATAGGCAAGAAAGCACCAAAAGCCAAGTTAATAAGGTCTTTACTAGACTGAGCTAGTTCGTCAGGCTTGTTTACCATAGTAAATACTAACCATCCGAATAGACCAAAGGCAAGTAGACTAATAAGAAATCTTGCCCAAAATCTAAGTTTCATCAATTGGATATGTGGGTCATCCTTTTGTTTTCCACCATTTCTCACTGTTTTTTTCTCGTGTATTTCTTCCATTATTTCTTTAGTAGCTCTTTTATTGCATTAGTATTTGCATCTAGGGCTAACTTAATCTGCAAGATAGCATCAGACGACTTTTCAATCATGTCCAAGAGTCGAGCATCATGCTCTTCATCTTTCTTCCAGAATTCCTCTCGTTCCGCTTTCGCTAGTTCACTTTGGTATCTAATGAACCAAAATGCAGCTATGATGACACAGGCTGGTATGCCTAAGTCCATAACCATTTGATATAATGTGTTTACTTCTGGCATAACTTCTGTTGCTTGTGTTGGATAGTTATAATAAGAATCTGCTGGGTTTGGGCTGTGTCCACTCATGTTGACTCAGGTTTCGGATGTGCGTCTTTCACCTTCTTAATCTCCGCTTTCCAACCGTCATAGCCTAAGTGGAATAGCTGATCCATCTGGGTCTGCCAGGATGGGTAAGATTCAGCCCTTGCCCTAGCGTAAGCTTTGGAATCATATGCTGCTTGGAGTTCAGCAACTTTAGCATCTAAAGTTTCCTTGGAAACTGCTTCTTCTGGATTTGTCCAAACGATTGTATCGAAGTCATTATTTGTAACGACTGCACTTATGCCAAAATCATTTAAAGCATCTATTAAAGTTATCATAAGTTAAAACCTCCAAACTATTTTAATTCCTACTCCACGAAATGTCCCAACACTTGGATGACTTACTCTAATTCCAAAAACATCACCACTTGAGATGTAATCTTCAAATCTTACTCCGCTTGCATGGATTCCCATTAAAGAAATTGCTCTTATTTGGTTTGCAGAAAATGTTTGTGAACCTGACGCAACATTTGTTAAAGAGCTATTATGTTCATGATAATCTTGACCATCACGACCTATTTGGAACTGCATTGCTAAGGTACCAGTTGAAGTCGTTTGATTAAAAACATAATAGTCCATAGATACAACACTGCTTACACCTTCTGGGGCACATCCTACAATTCTTACATTAGTATTTGAAACATTCCCGGTTATCCTATAAGCATCATAGCTATTTGTACTAGCCGAATCTTTATCTACATAATACCATGCTGTTCTATCTGTAACTTTTGTTGGGAAAGTCGCAGAATTTAAATCCGCAGAACTCCCTATAGTCCCACTAAAAGTACCATCACTACCAAAGACCTCGTTGTTATTTATTTTAAATATCCCTGTCATTATTCACTCGGTTTAGGGTGTGCCTCTTTTACTGACTTGATCGCTGTATAGAAACCCCCTGTCTTATCTAAGGTTCCCTCGTTAATATCCTTGAATAACAAGTCGAATTGTTCGCCCAAGTCAGGGTACTTGCGGTCACGTTGGTATTGCTTGGCATCGTAGTCGGCTTGGAGTTCATCCATTTTACTTTTAACTTCAGGCCACTCAATAAATCTGTTTTCACCTGAAATGTCTTTAAATGATCTTTTGTAGTGTTCTTCGGTTTCAACATCAGCATCTACCGCAAAATCATTTGTTATTCCAAGTTCTTTAAGAGCTTCTACAATCATCCTGCAATCTCCAATATTGTTAAAGTGCTACTAAATCTTTGGTAAAAATTATCATTGCTTCTTCTATTTAATAATGTAGTGACCGCTCCGTTTTGTTTCATTAAAACCTCTATTTCTAAATCTCCACCAGAATGACTTGAAGGAGTATAAAGTTCTGTGTGATTTAATCTTACCCCTCCGGAATAAGCATTTGATGCAAGCCAATCACCAAACAACCCATCTGAACCCTCTGTTCCAATAGTTGCGTTTGAATTTGTATTATCTCGTAGCCTTCCATAAATATGAGCATCACCGACTGATGACGAACTAACTGTCATAGAAACAATAATTAAAAACTTACTGTTGCTTTTTGTTCCAGTAATAGTTGTTTTAAAAGGTGTTGAAAAACTAGCAAAGTTATTATTACTCGTTATAGTGGGTTGTGATGTTGTTGTGTGAAATTTTTGGTTTATTATTGTATTAGCAGGAATCCCAGATCCCCACTGTAAAGCTCCACTTCCACCATTGTCGTTGATGAGTTCGGAGCCACCTACTTTTAATATTCCTGACATTGTTATTTTTAAATTAAGTTCCTGCTATTTCGTAAACTACAATACTTGAAATTGATAAAGCACGTTCAGCATTAGTTGCATCTGCTGGTCTATTAAAATAAATATTTCCGTCATTTAATAAATTTCTCCAGTAAACTTTATATTGGATTCTTCCACCAGAAACATAGCTAAAATCTTGATCCCATATATTCGTTGTTCGAGTAAAAGTTTGTGAACTAGATTCTCCTGTGCTTCCTAAATCAAAAGCCATAGTCATAGTCACAGGTGTCGCATTAGGTTGAGCATCCCCTTTAAAACCAGTATCGCTATAAGTATATGAAGTGCCTCCTGAAGAATCATAACCTCGTTGCACTAAAATTGCCCCTTCTGAACTACCTTGCCCACCAAGACTAACTGTTAAAATTATATGAAAATTTGAATTTGTTTGTTTAGGAATTAAATCAACTTCAAACTTAATATTTCCACTAACTGTTTCAACTGCGTACCATTGTGACGTTGAGTTTTCAGTTAATGAAATAGTATTAGCAGTAATTGTCTTACCAACTACTTGTAAAATTGAACCTGTAGGAAAGGTCACATTACTTTCATCCAAATCTACTTTCCCAGTAGATACATTCTTAGTTGCTAGTGTAGTCCCACCAACTTGTAAAGTTCCCATATTATCTCACATCAAAAGAACCGCCAGTATTGACGTTCAAAGTTCCTGTTATATTGACCTCGTTCAGAACAGTTAATGATCCGTTACACGTTACTGTTCCTGAGAAAGTCACTGGTCCTACAACCATACTTCGGTCATTTGTGTTTACTGTTACGGAACCTGTGTAACTGTTTGTGTTATGCACCATTCCGTCTTTTAATCGTAATTCTGCCATTGGTTATTCTAGTTTATTGAGCTAAGTTTTGTTTATAAATTGTGTATTATCTAAGTATAAATCCACCCATAACAGTACAAGTAAATCCGTCTGTTGTAGCCTGAATTACCTCTTGTGACCCTATACTATTGGCACAATATAAACGTAATATATCACCTACTGTTAAATTCAAAACCATACCAGTATGCCCACTAGCTATATAACCACTTGCTTCTTTTATGATTATGCCGAAATTTTTACGACTAGCGGTTCCTGAACTGCCAGAAAGGACTTCGTTGTGTGAAAGTTTCCAAAGACTTCCACCACCAGTATCACTTCCATCCGACAG